ACGTAGCTTGAACGTGGCTTTGGTCAGCATCGAAAATTTTTGTTGCTGATGCTACAATCCTTACATCTCCAGTTCCACTATCTTTTATATAACTATCACTTCCGCTGTGATAAATTTCTAAATCAGAACCTGTTCCATAAATAGACTTTACATTATCATTGTGGATAGTATCGCCTGTCATTGTTCCACCTGCTAAAGGTAAGAACGAGCCACCACTACCTGTAATTGTGCCTGTAACTTCTAAATTGCCTGTAACCTTTGCACCATCTGATACTGTTCTAAATCTTTCTGTGTTATTTTCATAAAGTTGAACTATACCGTTTTCACTTGCATTAATCATTGATTCGCCAGAACTTGATTGAACCCTAAACAATGAAGATTTTATTCTTAAATCTCCTGTTCCTGCTTCATCTATATATGAGTGAGAACCATCGTGATAAATCTGTAAGTCTGATGCAGTACCAAGTCTTAATCTAACATTATCTAATAAATCAACATTGCCACCATTTACATCAATACCATTTGATACAACTGCTTGACCTGTAACTGATACACCTGTTGATGAGGTTTCAAATTTCTTAGTTCCATAATGACTTAACTCAACTTTACCTGTAGAACCATCTATTTGGATATATGTAGCAGTACCTCCACCACCATTATCACTTTGTAAAATAATATCTCTGTCTTGAAAATTATTTTTTATGTATAAATCTCCAGTATTATTTTCTAAATAAGAATTTAAGCTATTATGGTAAATTTCTAAATCTGAGCCTGTTCCATACAAAGATTTTACATTATCTCCGTGTAAAGTATTACCAGTCATTGTACCACCTGCAAGTGGTAAGAATGAACCACCTGAACCTGTAATAGTTCCAGTAACTACAAGATTACCTGTAACATCTACCCCTGTGTTTGTAGTTTCTAATTTATTTGAACCTGCGTAATGTAATTTAACAGCACCACCATCAGTAGCAATAATCATATTTTCAGAATCGGCTGCATTATTTAATACAAAATTACTAGTAAATACTTTTAAACTGCCTGTTCCTGAATCTTTTATGTAACTATGAGAACCATCGTGATATATTTGTAAATCACTCCCTACACCCATTAAAATTTTAGATGTATCAGTAAATGTAATGTCATCACTAGCAGAAACTACAATATCATGTCCGCTAGTAGTATTCCCGAAACTTAAAACTTCTTGCAAAGTGTCTGACGTAGCAAATTTACTATCTACGTACAGTTTTACGGCAGCCGATGTAGGCAGAGACGTATTATTATCGAAATTCTCTATGCCGTCAGTAGACGTTACGAAACGAGTTATTATAACTCCTGTGCCTGTATCTTTAAGCGATCCCCATTCTAAAATATTCGTTACTTTAAAATCTCCTGCATTATTAAGATACAACCCTGTTTGATTTCCAGAGCCGTCTGTAAGCTCTTTAAGAGTCGCAGAAATAGCTGCATTATCAAAAGTTTTGATCAGACCCTCGTAGGTTTGTGATATTTTAGTATTAAATAGAGTTGCCATTCTTTGATTTTTTTATTTTATTATTTTTAATCTTTTCTAAAAAGATCTTTAATTTTTTTATGTTTTCTTTTTTTATTTTATACTTCATAGCACCCATCCGTTAAATGTTGCGTCATAAGATGGGTATATATCGTCATTAGTATTGCTAGTGTACTCAGGAAATAAAGTTTGATTAAAACTCATGTAATCAATAAACCTTCTAGAATACCATTCAGCGTTCGTTCTAGCCTTTTCAACTAGATAATCGACCTCTTCCTTAGAAACAGTATCTGCGTTCTCGCTACGATGTTTAAACATACCTCCGTTGCGTATTTGATAACTAGCAAAAGGAATATAATCGACTTGAGCAAACCAAATAAGCATAGAAACAATATAATCGTCTAATAGATTTTTCCATCTAGCGTTTGCGGGATCGTCTATATTAGGCATGGCTGCAGTAAGTGCATCATACATTTTTGTACCCATGTAATTTTGAATATGGATCTCCTGTGCAAGTTTAATAAACTGAATATATTTATCTGTATCAACGTTACCGTCAATAATCGAATTTCTTACTAGATCTGTTCTATTTATAAATAATACTGTTGCCATAATTAATGTTATTTAGGATATACTCCTCTTCCTTTTTGTCTGTCTGTTGCTATTGCAGCCTTTTTAGAGCCTCTAGGCGATCGTAAATATGATGCAGGTATAGTTCTAGTCCTTTTGTAGTTGCCTAAGTTCTTAGACGCTTCCGTTTGGCTTTCTAGCCTATATAATACACGCACCCATTTGTGCTGACAAAATACGCCACCCTTTAATTCAAAGATATTGTAGTCCATACTAGGCTTGTGTCTAAATTCTACGTTTACATCGTCAAAATAACTAGCTCTGTCTATATCTTCGATACGCCATACAACGCCTTTATCACTCATTGCCATCATTTGTTTACAGAATTCTCTAGACTCGCCTGATTTACTCATGCCTCTTGCGTATTTATAACGTATTTTATATAAACCGTTCTTAGAGTCTAGATCACTATAAGCGGATCCTCTGTCTTTAGAAGGTACATAGTTCTTGTTTAGCCCTATAATCTTTTTAATCTTTGACAATGTAGTCTCTGGCTTTTCTTTTATTAAGAAATTAGCCCAATCCTCGTTACTGTATTCTGACTCTTCGTCTAATTCGTCTACCTGTACCCACTCCTCTTGCATCTTAACTCCTGTGTGAGCTAAGGATCCGAGTATTACTTTGACATTATCACTTGAAAGCTCTTCATGTTTACAAGCTTCTATTGGAATACAGTTAGGAACCTCTTTGCCATCTTTAATTTTAGTTCCGTATTGCTCGTAACCGTCCCAACAAGGAGCTTTTAAGTCTACAGCGTCATCATGATTTTCACAAGGCATGTAATAGATTACTCCTTCAACCTCATGTTCGTGATAACCACCGCAACCGTCAGCTTCTGCTTTTGCAATAGCCTCTTCTTTTGTTTCGTACGCCTGTTTTCCGTCTATTTTTTTAAGACTAAAGCGTTCCATTTCTACTCCTGTCTCCTCTTCGATCTCTTCTTTGTCTTGTATTTCGCTATCAACCTCTGTAAATTCTAGTGGCTGTAACGTTGTAAAATAAAGGTTTAAACTAATATCGTTGTAAGCTAGTAGATTGTCAAAACAGTCTATTAAAAGCTCTTGAAACGGTCTTATAACTGTGTTATCCATAAGTAAAGACGCTGTTTTAATCTCGTCTGCGTTACTAGAAAAACCTGTGCTTGTTCTAATTCCTAATAAAAAAGGCGAAACAACTCTATGAGCTACTTGTATTTTAGACTGCGCCTCTTCTGATAAGAACTGATATTGATTATGCGCATCGCTTAATTGAACAGGGCTTATTTCTGCCGAGCTTTCTTTATTATCGTTAAAAGCAAGTATAAATTTACCTGCATTACTAGATCCTGAGAACTTTCTAGCAATCTTCTGCTCGATTAAAGCTCGTTCCTCTTGGTTCGGTGTACCATTATTAAAGTTGATCAACATACTAGGTGCTAATCCATTCATTATATTGTTTAAATGGTAGTTAGAAACCTCCTCTTCTAGCTCTGCGTACTGTAAACCTCCTTGATAATCGACAGGAGAGTAATAGTAAAAACCAGACTTGTAAGGTTTAATGTAGTAAATCTCTATGTCCTCTTTTGACATACCGAATGCGGGTATTCTTAAAGGCGTATCGCTTCTTTTAATATTAGCCCAATCCTTAAAATAGTAATACGCAGGTATCTCGCCGTCATCATTACACTTTTCAGCTCTTAAAGTCTCTATTGGCATGTGTTCTAACTGTGCAATCTTCTTTCTGCCTTTAGTATATATAACCTGCACAGCACATTGTCCCATTAATTTAAGATCGTAACATAGTTTTCGTACCACTTCTTTTTTAAACAGAGAGATCATTTGAGCGTACTCGTTAGGCTTTCTATTTGAGTCGGTAGCGTTAAGCCCTTTGCCATAAATAGCTTGGCTAATACCGTTTATTGCAGCGTTATTAGTCGGACTACCATTATATCTGTCGATTAAATACTGAAAATAGTTGTTATCTGCGCCGTATTCGATCCACTCTTCGCCGTTTACCTCCTTAATTTCGGGGCTTGTATAGGTGCTGAGGTTTACAAAACCAAACTCTGATACTTTAGAGGCTCTTTTAAACTGTCCTTTACTGTTTCTTAATCGTTCTTTTTTCATCTAACTGTATAAGTGTTATCAAAGCCATTGTAAAAAGTATATTGGTCTTTGTTTAATTTGTAATAATCGTTTTGGTTAAGCTGATCTACGTCTTGATCTGTACAGAATATCTTGTCGTTATATATATCTACTACCTGACCGTCGTCTGTATTCCATTTAACCTCGTATAACTGCCATAAACTATAATTAGTGTTCCAAAAATTGTAGTCAATAAATAGTTTTAAATCGTAAAAATGATTTTCAATTAATACAGGGCTAAATGTTTCGTTAAACGTTAAATAATTGCCGTCTGTAGCAATAGAATTGCCTGCCGTCGTAATATCATAACTAACAATAGCGTTTGTGCTATCGTCCCGAACGGTCATAGTGTAAGAGTCTGCGTATTCTCTTGGTATAACTTTAAGAGATTGCGGAGCTGAGGATGTTGTTAAGATTATCATACACTTATATAACGTAAAAAAAGCCTTAATTTGTTAAATTAGCCATAACAAAAAAAAAGCACCCCGAAAAGAGTGCTTAATTTTATAACCAAAAACTAAATTATTTATTACAATTATGGTGCAGGTGGTGCATTTAATGTAGGATCTATTTGAGATCCGCTAGACGTTACTGCGCTAGTTAAGAAAAACGGTGCTTGTTCTTCCATGCCTTCCATAGTGATTGTAAAACCTGATAGGTCTCCCGCTGCAGCTCCTGTTACTACAGTTCCTCCTGTTAGCTCCATTCCATTTTCATAACCGCATAAAAAGCTGTTTCCGTAGTAATCTTCAACTACAACATAAGGTCTTGCGACAGCTATAGTTTGTAACTCTGCTTGAGTTAAAGCGTCTAAGAATGTTAAAGTTAAATTAAGTGTTTGTG